CAATATCAACCTGTACCACCACACCCACCAACTGTAGCACCTGCACCGGGTGTCACTCAACTAGATCCAGGGATGGGAGCTCTACCCGGTTTAGCATCAACTATTAATGATGCTTTTCATTCAAATAATTGCGCAGCAATTGCCGCGATACTAGTATCAGGGTTTACTCAACACCTAACAATGATATCTGGATTATATACGGGATTGGTTCCAACACCTGCAGGGCCTATACCTACCCCTATACCTTGGATGGGAGTATCATAGGGATTTTAACCGACAATTTAATAATCATCATATTTATATACGATAGAGTATATTTAGGAGAGAATCATGTCAACAACAAACAAATTAGCAGAAGTTATAAGAAAAATTGTTCGTGAAGAAGTTCGAAAAGAAGTTCGAAGTGCACTTAATGAACAAGCAACACCAAAAGCTACAAAGAAAGAGTTCAGTACAGGGCTACGTCACGCATTAGGGCTACAAGATAGTGTAGAGCGTAGAGCTAAAGCACCGAAAAAGCAGCAGCAATTTACAAAGAATAAAATGCTAAATGATATTCTTAACGAGACAGCTGGCGAGGTTAGAAACCACACCCCTGAATCTATAGATTACGAAGCTATGGGTGGTGGAACATTTACATCAAATAACGCACAATCGTTTGATAAAACCGCGTTAGCTAATAAACTAGGGTACGGTAATATAAATTCTAATAGCACCCCATCATTAAACGAAATGGTACCTACAGTAGATACTCGTGGAATGTCAAATCAAGGTGTCCAAGTAGACGATGCGGTAGCTAAAGCACTAACTCGAGATTATTCAGATTTAGTTAAAAGATTTAAGAAGTAATTATGGCAAACTTATTTGATAGAGATGATATAGCTTTAGGTGTAGCACTACCATTTGGTCCAGGGCACTCTAACTTTAAGTTAAATTATACAACTTTAGATCAAGCAAAAACTAATATTGTAAACCTACTTTTAACTCATAAAGGTGAGCGATACATGCAACCTGATTTTGGCACAAATTTGCGACGATTTTTATTCCAACCCAACACTACAACTTTAGAAAGCCAGGTTCGGCAGGAACTTTTAGATGCTGTAAAATTTTGGCTTCCATATGTTAGGCTCCAAAATATAGATGTTAACAGAAGTATAGAGCATATAGATCAATATAAGATAATAATATCATTAACGTTTTCAGTAATAGACGACATACAGGAATTTACAACAGTAACCTTCAACTTTTTATCTGATGGAAGTGTATCAGTCGCGAACTTATAATTTATGGCATCAATTAACGAAAAAATATCAAAAGACATTAAATATATTGGAAAGGATTTTCCATCTATACGTAAAAATTTAATAGATTTTGCAAAAACGTATTATCCAACCACCTTTAATGATTTTAATGAAGCATCACCGGGTATGATGTTTCTAGAAACAACAGCCTATGTAGGAGACCTTCTAAGCTTCTATCTAGATAAGCAGTTTAAAGAAACTTTGTTACCATACGCAACAGAACGAAAAAATATAACTGCACTAGCTCAATCACTAGGGTATAAACCTAAGCAATCAATAGCTGCTCAAGTTAATATAGATGTTTTTCAACAGGTTCCAGCAAGAGGTATAGGTGAATCAAACCAACCAGATTTTAAATACGCATTAGTAATCGAAGGTGGGATGAGAGTTAAATCTACAAAAGGTTCAACCTTTCGGCGAGGTCTCCCTATCGATTTTTCAATATCTGGATCCTCTAACCCTACACATGTAAGTGTATTCTCTACTGATGATACAACAGGAGAGCCTACATATTATTTGTTACGTAAAAATGTCCCATTTGAATCTGGTAATACAGTAATTGAGACATTTAACGTAGGAGCACCAATAGCGTATTTACAGCTACCGCTAGCTAGACGTAGTATAATTGAAATTGTAAAGGTAACTGATACACATGGTAATGAGTGGTCTGAAGTACCTTTTTTAGCTCAAGACACGTTATTTAAGCAGATAGAGAATAATCAATATATTGATCCTGAGCTAACAGAATATAACGCAGAAACACCATATTTATTAAAATTAAGAAAAACATCAAAACGATTTATAACACGTGTACGTGAAGATGGTAAACTGGTAATAGAATTCGGTCCAGGCACCTCCACCCAACCTGATGAAGAAATAGTACCTAACCCAATAAATGCTGGTTCAAATCTGCCCTCAGCCAACCCGACGCGTAATACTTTTTTAGATCCATCTAACTTTCTATACACCAAAGCATACGGAGAAGCACCTCAGAACATTACATTAACTGTAGAGTATACTATAGGTAAAGGTGTAAACGATAATGTATCATCTGGAGAAATAACCGCTGTAGATAATGTATCATTTTTAGGAGATGGTAGTGGGTTAGATAGAACTGCATTTGATGCAGCAGTAGGATCACTAGCAGCAACTAATCCAGCACCAGCACAGGGTGGACGTGGTGCAGAAACCGTAGATGAAATTCGTAATAATGCTTTAGCGTTTTTTAATGCACAAGGTCGTGTTGTTAGCAAAGATGATTACATGATACGGACATTAACTATGCCATCACAATACGGGTCAATAGCAAAAGTATATGTTACTCAAGATGAAAAATTAAATAATACTAGAAATAATAATAGAATACAAAATCAATTTGCAGTTAGTTTATATACGTTATCGTATAATACTAACAAACAACTAGTTAATACAAACCCAGCTACTAAGGAAAATATAAAAAATTACCTAGCACCCTACAGAATGTTAACCGATGCTATAACAATAAAAAATGCATTTATTATTAATATAGGAATAGAGTTTGAAATAATACCCCTTCCAGGATTTAATAGTAATGAAGTATTAATAAAATCAATAGATAGAGTCAGAGAATTTTTTCATATTGATAATATGCAGATTAATCAACCTATTATATTAGCCGATATATACACAGAATTAGCATCTATTATAGGTATACAGAGTATAACTAACTTAACGATAGTTAACTTCTACGATACACAACAAGGTTATTCAGGTAACCTATATGATATACAGCAAGCAACCCGTGACAGTGTCATTTACCCATCACTAGATCCAAGCGCATTTGAAATTAAATACCCTAACTCTGATATTAAAGGTAGGGTTCAATCCATATAGGAGTACATAAATGATAAAATCAATATACGCAGATATAGATAATACAATTTACGAAAATTCGAGTAGCTTAAATGCAGGTATAGACTCAATACTTGAATTAAACAAAGCATCATCTTCTAGAGGTATATACACTTCTAGAATATTGATTAAGTTTCCCTTAAGCAGTATAAGCGCATCTGTAGCTTCTGGAGATATTAAAAACCCTAGATATTACTTAAATTTATTTCAAACTGAAGCAACTGAAATACCTTTAGATTATACTTTAATTGCGTACCCTACATCTCAATCATGGACCAATGGAGTTGGTAAAGTAATAGAGCCGTCAAGTAATGTTGGATATAGTACACAAGGTTCTTCCTGGATATACAGAAATAAACAACATCCAACTACCGAGTATGTATCGGCAAAGGATGTACAGTGGACATCACGATCTCTAGCAGCAGATTCTACAATACTATATTCAAATGTTACAGGTGGAGGAACTTGGTATTCAAACTACTACGGTACACAATCATATGAATATGAGAGTGCTGATATACGAATGGATGTAACCCCTATAGTTAACTATCTGATAGGTACAGGTAGTGGGTACCACGGTAATACATCTATAATGAAGCGTAATGGTAAAAATGACGGATTTATAATATTAAGGTCAGGATCTCAAGAAACTAATTCAGAAGCGTATGGAGGAGTACAATACTTCTCTAGAGAAACTAATACAGTATATCAACCAAAGCTAGAAGTAGTTTATGATGACTCAGCATTTAATACTGGCTCACTTACAGAGCTACTTTCAGAACAAAGTGTTGTATATCTTAAAAATCTAAAACACGAATATACACGTAACGAGACACCAAAAATAAGAGTAGTAGGGCGCGATAGATACCCAACAAAAACTTTTTCAACTCAATCGAATTATAAAAATATACAATTTTTGCCAACATCATCGTATTATGCAGTAAAAGACGCTATAGCAGATGAATTCGTAATACCATATAGTAGCTTAGGTACTAAGCTGAGTTGTGATTCAAACGGTAATTATATTAAGCTTGAAATGAACTCTTTTATGCCTGAGCGGTATTATAAGTTATGTTTCCAAGTTACTCAATCTGACTCTTCAATTGTAGTATACGATGAAAACTTTTATTTTAAAGTTAATAGATAATGGCAGCTTCAAGATCAAATAGAAGCTCAAATAGCAGCTCATCTCCAGTAACGAGAAATACAGGAAAGCAAGCGTCAGCTCCAGTAACACCACCTCCAATAGTTAGATCTGAGCCTATAGCTAATCCTGTTGAAGCGGCCCGTGCTATTGCAAATAGAAGTAAAACACCAATACAGCGAGCACAAGCAATTGCAGGTAAGGAAGTACCTGCAGAACCATATATACCTGTTACTCTACCAAGACCAACAATCCTACCAGTACAAACCTTAACAGGTAAAGAACCAAAAAGGAATGTATCACCTATTGTATACGACTTAAAACCAGACCCAGTAAATCCGGAAGGTCCAGTGATATCTGTTGGTAGACCAAACCCTGAGTATGTTAAGACTATCCCACCTCCACCTCCACCTCTACCTCCACGTGATCCTGAGGCACCTATAACTGAATCTATAATTTCAAAAGCTGTTGATGAGATAATACAAGGATCAAATGAAGTTATTAAAGAGGTAGTTATTAAGCAAGCAGAAGTAAGAGCACCAGTCGATACTAATCAAGACATCGTTAGACCACCAGTACCAATAACTCCTACAGAGCTGTTATTAGAGAATCAGAAAGATTGTGAACAACGTCAACAAATCCCTAGTATTATTATTAATAATAACAATGAAATAATAATCGATTTATCTGAACCAACCGAGCCTTCTGAAGATATTGAAGTCAATACAATAGTAGTAGAAGCACTGATACCAGGGTGTATGGACCCAGATGGATTAAATTATGATCCTTTAGCAACAACTGATGATGGCTCATGCGTATATGATCCAGTTGAAGATGATGATGTAGTAATCCCAGGTGAACCACCAATACCGCATTTAGATATACCGGTTAGTACACCGTATGTAGATTCACACGGTAGAACAATTTTTATAATACCTAGAGAGCTAGTTGAGCTAACAGAGCGTACTACAAAAGATGGTATTATTACATTAAAAAGTGGTCAAAAGATAGTAGCTAATATGAGCCTAATACATGCAGTCAATCGACCCGCTCAGCAAGATAGTGACCTAATACACACCCCTGTATCTAATGAGTTAGCAGAACGTGTTACTTCACGGGAGCTGTTAGGCGGGGAACTAGCAGGAGATACTAAATTACCAGCTGAAGAGGATATAGTGATTATGGGTGATAAAGAAAAGTTAGTAACACAGATAACTCGAAACAACAATGGTATAATAATAATACGAGAAGGTGACACCTCTAAATTAAATGTAAGCTTACGCAGCAAGTCCTTTTCATTTAATCAATATCAACAAACAATAGATACAGAATTTACTCAATTAGTAGGAAAAATGTAATATGCCATACGAGTATCAAAATATATCAGAAATAGATGCAGCTAATGGTCAAGTACAGGCCAACGCGTATACATCACAAGATCTAGAGCTCATGGACGGAGTTTATGGGTATTTAAGAAATCCTGAATTCAGTAAAAGTCCTTATGATAGGGTAGAGTTTCACGTATATGATATTAACCAAACTAGGATATTTTCTGACCATAATATACGCGATTGGAGTATATCATCAGATATCGATCGTGAACCACAGGTTGAATTATCTATAAATGAACACCTAAAAGCAGCAGGGTTGACTAGTGGGGTATTTAATACTATATATAACTTTCATAGAGACGCAGTTGGTAAACCAGTAGGTCCTAAATTTAAAATTCACTCTATAAGCGCGAATAGAACTGAAGTACGTATAATACCTACCGTAAGTGAAGAAAGTGAATTAGATCAAGGCTCTGAATTAGAAGGCTTTTATGCAAGATTTCAATCACTGCGAGCATCGTCCGGAATACAAGCACCATACAATGTATCAGCTATTCCTAATAGCCCGCTATGGACACAATTACAGATCAACTTTGGATTTAATAGGATATATGCTATAGCCTCTTGGTTAATAGATGATATATTCCCAGCTGATCCTGTTTTTCCCAAAACTATACTTCTAAAGCTATATGAACCGCTGCCAACTAATCTAAAAACTAAACAGGTTGGTTGGTTAGTAGCCCCAGCAACTCAACCTATCATTAATAAAGTCTTAATAGATGCCCCTGTCGATATAAGTTACTCTTCAATCGCAGGGCCCAACTTTGATTTATCTATAGATGGAGCATCAGGTGTTCAAACCGGTTATAAGAGCCGTGACGATATTCTAGGTAAAGACAGTGATCTACAAAGTGAGATATTAAATAGTTATAGCTCTAGTGCTGACGGTATACGGTTAAATATAGACTACGCTATATTTGAAAATTACGTTCACTTTAGTTCAGCAAAACAACGCGTTGATAATTTTATATATAAACTTAAACAAATAAATCACTTTGATATAAGTGCACGTAAGTTCGATTATAGTGAATACCCTACATCTGATATTTACATATACGAGTATACAGGATCACATGGATCTAAATATGCAAAGCAGTACCAGAAATCGTGGGTTGATAAAAAAGTAAAACTAATAAATGAGTTTGATGATTTTGAAAAATGGTTATACTTTGAAAGCGGTTCTCAAGATAAATTTATTACCACTTCTGGTTCAAACGGAGGAGGAGAGTATGACTGGTCACGCTCAGCTATTACACCATTTCCTAAACTGTCTGGTTCATACAAAAATGATTTATGGACCGAAGATTATTTAGACTGGAATAATGACCAAATATTTGACTGGGCAGTACACAGTATATTTATGCCTGGCCCTAACTATGAGCTGCTAAATCGCAGATCTTCAAAAGCTACTATTTGGTACAATGCAGCTGAAGCTTCATCAAGCGCATATGATAAGCAAAATAATAATCTACTCACAAAAACAGTACCTGAGTTTATAAGTGATACAGGTAAGGATAATAATAATACATATTTGCGGTTTCTAAATCTAACAGGTCAAGCGCATGATATGTGGTGGTCATATACAAATAACTTTACTAAAAACAGTCAAAGAGTGCATAATAGTGATTTTGCAAACAAAATCGGCCTATCAGATGATATAATATATCATATTGGTAAATCGTATGGTGCAAACTTAGTTGAAGGAGATACTAATCAACAATTATGGTATTATCAATTAGGTAAGACAGAATATGGTAAGAGGCATCAAAACTCACCTACTGCATCAATAAAAACTCTATCTACAAAGCAACGTACTGCAGAAGTATGGAAGCGACTAGTAAATAACCTACCTTTTTTATTAAAAGCTAAAGGTACCGCTGCCGGTGTACGTGGATTAATAAATTGCTACGGAATACCAGAACATATATTACCTATATATGAGTATGGTTCAAGTAATAAAAGTAGTCAAAAAACATTATTTGAACAACCTAATTTTAAGTATAGCTTAAATTTTAATCAAAGTCAATCAGTTAGAACTAACTGGGGCCCACATCAAAAAACATACCACGTAACTTCAAGCGCTATAACACCTAATGCAGTTGAATTTCGAGTATGGCCATACAATAAAGCCACTATAATAAGCCAGTCATTGTGGCAGGTAGGTAATAAGATGGGTATAGTATTAGAACGAAGCTCCTCTAATACTAGAATTAAAGGAAAAACAGAAGGATTTACAGAATACGGTTCTTTCAAACTAGCAATATCAGGTTCTGCAACTTATAATGATGGAAATGGCTTCGGGTACTCTACTGTTAGCACGGGTAAAGCAAAAATATTTGAATCATCTAATGAAGCAGAATCGGGTAATGGTTGGTGGACTGTTGTATTAAACAGACATGCATCTGCCACTCCACAGACGCGAGGTGCTTATCACAGCAGTAGCAAGTTTGTATATTCATTAACTGCAATGCGTGGCGGTTATGGTGTAATTGATCAAGCTGTTTCATGTAGCTTACGTGTCTCAGGTAGTACCAGTTACTCATCATCGTTAAACGACTCATGGTCTGGCTCATTAGAACACTCAGACAGTCACTATGCATACTTTGGTGGATATATAACTCACAGTCTAGGTACCAAATATAGTGGCTTTCAAAATCATAATGTATTCGGAAAACCGTTTACTGGTTCAATGCAGGAAGGTCGATACTACCTTAAACCTATTTCATCTTCTACACAGAGTGATCATACTCTAGCTCCAGAAATGTATTCATCTAACGCAGGAGAAAAAACGTATGATGATCTTGCTGTTAGATTACAATTTAATAATCCTAAAAATCATTATTCCGGAAGTGCACCAAAAGGTATTAACGAAACTACATCTTCAAAATTTATAGAGGATACACAACCAGATCAAACATACAAAGGTAGATTTTGGGATAGTAACTTCCTATACCCTGTCTCAGGCTCAACTCAAAATTTTGACGACAAATTATATTATGGATCTACTCAAGAAATATCGTATACAGATACCCCAGAGCTAGGCCCAAATAATTATACTAGTAATAAGATACGACGTGAAGAGAATAAGCTATCTCGTCACCTAAGTGCTGAAGCTCGTGCAGAATTACCGACTAGTGAAAAATATGCGTTAGATAGTAATAATGTAGGTATATACTTCTCACCCACAGATCAAGTAAACAAAGATATCTTTAATCACTTAGGTGGTACATTATTAGATGATTATATTGGTGATGCAAGAAACGCGTATGAAGATACCTATGATGAACTAAAAAGATTTAACAGATTATATTGGAAAAAATATACTAAGGAGAACAATAAGTCAGACTACCTAAATGAACTTAAATTATATGATATGTCTCTATTTACTATGATTAAACGATACCTACCAGCTAGAGTCAACGCTGATTTAGGTGTAATAATAGAGCCACACTTTATAGAGCGCTCAAAAGCAGCAAGCAGAGGTAAACTTAGCATTTCAGGAGATACAAAGGTTCAAAATATTGCTATAGACGCTTCATCCTTTATAAAAGCACCTGCACCTACTAGAATAAGTCGTACAGAGCCTGAAGTTCCACGTACTGGGGTCGTGATAGAACCACAAACCATCACTGGAAAGATAGGAGCTCCAAACAAACCGCCCGCTAAAATACATATTAAAACTATTGGATTAAATTCGTTAGCAAAATCATTTACTGGTGCTCCGCAACAGCACACCCCAACTTCAAACACACAAACACCACTCAGCTTAACTATTGATGGTATAGTAACAGCTACAGATAATACCTCTATATATACCTTATCTAGCCAACAAGCTAAATCAGTGCAAAAAGGTGTACAGGTTAAAACACAACATAACGCAAGTAATGTAATATCACATGCAACAAAATCACCTCTAGAGGGTACGCTTATAACAACTAAGCAAGTAAATAGCTCAGTATATATACATAAGAATTTAATTTTAAGTAAGAGTTTTACTATTACTGGTACAACTGTATATAGTGCAAGCACGTATATCCCAGCATACACGCCTGGATGGAAAACCTCAGGTAGTTTGCTACATATATGCGCTTATAGAAAGTCAGAAACTAGATCTACTAATGAATATCACTATTATTCAGCTAGTTTAGAATATACTACTGGAGTTGAAGGTGGAGCTCCGTCTGATTCAGATGGGGTACCTACAAACAAAGCAAAACTAGTTCACGCACAACAAAGTGCTTCAAAAGGTAAATCATACGAAGACGGTGGGTCAGTAAACCCGTACGCGTACCGTAAGTCGTTAAAAAAAGCTGAAGTTTCTGATTACAATTTAGGAGGTACAACTGGATTATATAAGATGAGGTATGACGGAGCTCAACTTAAAGGTGCAGATTTTAATATTAATAGCAAGCATACACCAGATAATGGACCCGTTGTATCCTTTACTATAGGAGATCCAAATACTCTAGTAAGTTCAGATGCAGGGTTTGGTGGAAACATAAGTATTGCGTAAAAACAGCTGCTTTTATAAGTTAATCATATTTATTAACAGAGCAATAACATAAAGGGATAACACATGGGATATTTAGACAACACATCAATTACAGTAGACGCCATCTTAACAAAGAAAGGCCGTGAAATACTTGCAAAAGGAGCAGAGGATTTTAAGATAACACAATTTGCATTAGCTGATGATGAAGTTGATTACACTTTATGGAATCCAGCTCACCCGCTAGGAACAAATTATTATGGTATTGCAATCGATAACATGCCATTAATTGAAGCGATACCTGATGAGACTCAAACTATGAAATATAAACTGGTTACGTTACGAAAAAGTACAACACGTATTCCAGTTATTACAGTTCCTAATTCAAGTGTAACATTAGTAGCAGGAGGTGATGCTGTTGAGATTAAACCTAACACATCTAACTTTGAAGGAGGTAATTCAACACTAGGATATACAGCAATATTAAGTAATTCAGATATAGCATTTTTAGAAGTTAGTTCAGCTGTTAGGAGTGTTCTAATGCAAGGAGCAACAGTACCAACCTTTGTTGGAGATGATGAATCAGCACAATCTATTACTGCAGTAGGGTTTAGCTTTAGAATAGTAGCTAAAAATCAACCTATTGAAAATAATACTGCTACATTAACTATTATAGGTAATGAGACAGGTGGACGAGCGACAGTTACAGTAACAGTTAACAAACAAGAAGTTGCAACCTCTGGTGGTAATCTATAAATTATAGGGAAAAAAATGGCATCAATAAAGACTAAAGCACAAATAGAAAAAGAAATTGCAGAAGTTGAAGCAATTAGAAATCAGTTAAAGGAAGAGAAGAGGCAAGCTGAAGGCTTACCATCTACTAAAGATTCAGCACAAGGAGCTATAATACGAGAAGCACAAAAACTGGCAACACAGATAGTGCGTGAGCGTGATTCACTAGCTCAAAAAACCACTACAGGTAAGATATACTCTAGATTTGATGCAGGTAATGATATCTTAGGTAATAGAAAAGAAAAAATAACAGCAGGATTATGGTCTAACAGTACAGGAGAGCTTAATAAATATCACACCTCATCAGCTCAAACAAGTTCAAATTCAGGTAGGTATTACTGGGATGTATATAACAGCTCATCTACAGCAGTAGGTTCAGCAGTACAATTCGCGGTAGCGTATGGCCACAACCACGGTAGTGGTAGTACTTTAACTAATTCAGATTATCCAACTAAAGCAATATATGGCCAGTACAGAAATTTATTATTAGCACCTGGTGATCAAACGTTTACATTTGATAATAATGTAAATGAAAACCATATAATTGCAATTAATATACAGCGAGGTAGGTTAAAAGAAAAATTAGATCCAGGTAACTGGGAACTAGTGTTAAGTGGTAGTCACTCAAGCACTCAAGACTCAATGGTTAATACACAGGGCGGTCACAGTATTACAAAATTAGTTGATAACAGTGGTGGAGCAAGTGCTACTATTTCAGACGGGCAAAGGGTGTATAAAGTAGTAAGTGGTAGCATTGCAAACGGAGAATTATCATCTGATGATGACGGTATTGTTGGCGGGTATGGACTAGTATATCCAGATTTAGGTATGATAATTCTAAATCCTGGTAGATTAAAGCAACGAGGCATCCGACCAACCGGTACACCATCAGCATCTGGAGTTGATAATCAATACAATAAAATGATATTTAACGCTATATCATCATCAGCTGTATATAATAGCAGTTATGGATTCCAAGCTCGTAACGAGGAGGAGGTAACATCAACATTCTATTATGTTAGAGTCAAAAACGCTGATTATAATTTTAGTAACAACCCAACATTCACTACAGGCTCTTTAGGTGCGATACGACATGCATCTATGATTAAAGACCCTAAGACATATGTTACAACCGTGGGTATGTATAATGATAAACAAGAATTGTTAGCTACAGCAAAACTTAGTAAACCGCTATTAAAATCGTTTGATCGAGAAGCATTAATAAAGGTAAAACTTGATTTTTAGGATCTGCTTGTATCAAATATTATACTAAATATATACCCTTTATATTTATTATAGAGAGGTTCATATTATACAAACGGAATAAAAATGTCAGTATTTAAAAAAATAGATCCAAGCGATATAGCTGTTACACCGTTTAATGTACACAAACAGTACATTATAGATGAATCCAACTACTCAGGGAGCGGGTACGGATATGGTGTTGAGATATTAAGCGCTAATTATCACTCAAACAGTTTCGGTGATCATATCAATGGTATTCCGTTAGACCAGGAAAAAACTAATGTTAACGGCTCATATAGAAGTATTATTTATGATAGTATAAAACATCTTTATTATTCGCGAGTAGATAAACCTTCTGAAAATTTCGGGGGTAATACTCCTGAAAATGAAGAGCGAGTTTTATGGGACAAAGCTCACGTCATATCAATACCATCACCTATATACGATTTGCGTATTAAATCAAAAACACTAACATTTACAGATCATTATATTGAATCTTTAGCTGTACCTAGACAACGAACAATTGACTCCTTATATGGTGGTCTTTTAGAACCCCCTCGATTAACCGGTTATTGGAAAGCTGAAACTTCACAAAGTAAATATATAGATGCATCTCCATTCAGTCAAAATTTAAGCAGAGCTAGGGTAGCTTCTAAAGAAGCAGTAACAGTAGTAACAGGATCTGATGTATCAATAAACGGTACAGGTAGTTTTAGATTTGACGTGACATCCACTGGATTAGATTCAAGAGGTGTTTCCCATAATATTGGTAATGGATTACTAGTAAGAAGCGCTGGAAGCTTTACAGGGATATCACATCCAGATTGGTGGAATACTATAAATTCAGTAGCGCAAAACGCAGGTACAAACAATTTACACGGGATGCCTGCTTACACAGTAACTATGTGGGTAAAACCTCCAGACTGGAACAAAATGCCTAACAGTACAACAGGAGCTCCAGGTATAAGCACTATACTTACTAGAGATAAACATACATATTTTGAATTAAATATGCTTACTAGTTCGTTTACTGCATCAAAAGAGAATCCAAAAGGGTTAGTACCATTACAAATGTTCTGGGGAGGATCAAAAAATAATTGCACCTCTGATATACATGAAGATGTTGTATCAAGTGGACTCGGATTAGCTACTGGTTCATGGAATTTAGTTACTGTACAGCAAGAATTTTGGCCAGGCGATGCATATCTAGGGACATCAGGATCAGCAACCCAAGAGTTACCACCATGGGGACAATCACCAGCTAAAACTACATTACGTATATATAGACCTGACCCATCTGAAACTGCAGGGTATTCATATATTAAAAAGGTAGGATATGCTACTGAATCTAGAGCATTACCACACTGGACAAACCAATCATTTATTGCAGTTACTGCATCAAATCAATATCAACGAAATATGTATATTGGAGCCTCCGGCTCAGTTCCTAAAGACGAACCGTATAACAATAGTAATTCTCAGACATTAACTAATGCATTCACTGGTTCAATGGATGATATACGTTTTTATGAATCAACATTAAACGATACTCAAGTTAATAACTTATACCATCACCCGGATTGGAATTTATCAAGATCGATACCATCTACAGCATCGTTTAATTTATATGATGATGGATATGGTAATATAATAGACAGAAATATAATTACTAGTTCATTTGCTAGTGAAAGTAAGCTGGTTGGATATTATGGATTTAATGATAAATATAAAATATTAAATCAAATAAGTGGATCACCTGATTTAGGTAAACATAAAGGGTTTGGACCAACAGTAATTCATGACCACTCGACATATAAAAATCATGCATTATCAGATAAAGTTAAATATGTACCAGGTATAACAGTAGCTTTTCAGAGCGGTTCAAATAGAACTGCTAATTCTATAAACTATTATCAAACTGATATGCCATCAGGAACAGCTGCACAGTTTAGTAATAGTGGTAGTATACGAATACCTCATCACACGAAACTTAACCTAAACGACCCTGCAGGATTTGCAATAAGTTTTTGGGTACGCATTCCAGGTAATCAAATCCCTGGTACTGGTACCATACTAGGAACAACATCAATAATTACACAAGCACAATCAGCTCCAGGGCATCTGACAAAAGCACTTACAGGCTCACGTGCTGGTCGTGATTATGTTACATTAATATCTAAAACCGGGTTAGGCACTAATAAAATGCAAAATGCTGCTAACGGTGAGTATTTTTCTATTGAAACAAATGAAGGTATGTCTAATGAAATCCCATATCATATTGAATTAAAGAATACTCATTATGAGCAAGATGGTATATATATAGATCCTAGACTTGAAACAAATAAGCCAACCTGCACACAACTTAACACGGTAGTGGTAAGGCGTAAATCTAAAAATAGTACAGTAGTTTTGGAATCAAAAATTGCATTAGAACCAAATATAGATCATCACATTATAGTACAAAAAACAACTAATCAGTTACAGGTATTTATAGATGGTAAACTTGATAATGAAGTAGATGATAGATTAACCTGCACCGATAATTTATCAGATGTATTTATCGGTGATACTGGTCAATCCTGGGCTACAGGATCTGATACCGGTAATAGACAGCCTTACCCTCACACTCCATTTAGTGGATCTATAGATGAAGTTCGATTTTATGATGAGCCATTAAATAAAAATCAAGTACTATCTTTATATGATAATAATTTTAATAGCTCAACAGCCTACCAAACAGCTGTAGTAGGTAACGTATTTTATGAACATGGAATTGTAACACTAACTAACACTATGTATCCACGATACTTCTCAGGATCCTTACATGAAGGTACAGCTGTTGTAGGTAATGATGTAAAAGCTATCTTCAGCGACAAATTTGTATTAAGATTAAAAAATACGCGTGAGCTATATGAGCAAAAAATAAAATGTCATACTAAACCCAATGATTTTAATTTAACCTTCAACCCTACAGCGAGACATCCTGGGGTAGTAGGTGAGTGCGGGGATATTATGTCAGTACAAGAACCAGCTGACTTTGTACATAACCCAGCTTTTACTCCCTATATTACTACAGTAGGATTGTATGACGATCATGCAAGATTATTAGCAATTGCAAAGCTAGCTAGACCAATACCTAAGCTAAATAATGTAGATATGACGTTTATAGTTAAGTTTGATAGATAGTTTATCTATTTATTATATAATAAGTTATGGCAAGAAAAATTTCAAAAACAAGGGCAAATGCTATTAAGCATGGGTATCGAAGTGGATTCGAACATACAGTATCTAACCAACTCACAGAAGCTAAGGTACAGTTTGAGTACGAAACAACTGTAATATCATACATAAAGCCAGAAACCAGCCATACATACACTATAGATTTTACGTTACCTAATGGTATATTAGTAGAGACAAAAGGTCGCTGGGTATTAGAAGATAGAAAAAAGCATCTTTTGATAAAAAAACAGCATCCAGAATTAGATATTAGATTTGTATTCATGAACCCAAAAGGTAAGATACGAAAAGGATCTAAAACAACATATGCAGATTTTTGTGACAAACATGATATTACCTGGGCAGAAAAATCCATTCCAATCGATTGGTATAGTGAAAAAAACTAAAAATATTGTTTGATATTAGCGAATATTTTCGTATATTACTATATGCTTAAAAAACTTCAAACACTACTTGAATCATTACTTAATAGAGGTAGCACACTACAAAATGATGAAGTAGCATTTCATTGTAACTTTTGCCATCACTCAAAGAAAAAACTACAAGTAAACCTGCGAACACAGATGTGGCAATGCTGGGTATGTGGAGCTAAAGGAAGGAGCATATATCATTTATTTAAGAAGTTAAAAGCTTCTAAAATGCACTTTGAAAAGCTACAACAGTTCATTGGTTATATACCTGCTAAAGCAACAGAGAAATCATATGATGACTTGTCGTTACCAATAGAGTTCAAATCATTTCTACAAGTAGAGAGTAGTAATCCGGAATTCTGGAACGCATTTAGCTATCTTAAAAAGCGCGGACTAACTCGTGAAGATATACTACGATATAATATTGGATACTGTGAAACTGGTCCATACAGTAAAATGGTGGTAATTCCGAGCTATGATGTAGATGGTATTCTAAACTTTTTTACAGGAAGATCATATTATAATGATGCTACATTCAAGCACAAGAACCCTAAAGTATCTAAAGATATTATAGGGTTCGAGGTATATGTAGATTGGAAATATCCTATAACTGTAGTAGAAGGTGTATTTGATGCAATAGCTGTCAAGCGAAATGCTATTCCTTTATTTGGAAAAATAGTTTTAGAAAAACTCAAAAAAGCAGTTGTTAAAAATAACGTTAAAAATATTAATATAGCTTTAGATAAAGATGCACGAGTAAAAGCTCTACAAAGTTGTGAATATTTTATAAACAACGGGGTGTCAGTTACATTAATTGATTTAGATGAAGCAGATCCTAGTGATTTAGGATTCTCTAAAATTAATACTTTAATACAAGAAAGTAGAATGCTAACACCGTATCAGTTAATGGAAATGAAAATTAAGGAGAAGATGATTTGAAAAAAATCGATATTGGGTTTGAAAAAATTGAATGTATAGCACATATTGCTGATGTACATATTAGAAATTTAAGACGTCATAAAGAATATAAGCAGGTATTTAGAAGGTTATATAAAGACTTAAAGGATAATCTACCAGAGAACTCTTTAATCTATCTAGCTGGTGATATAGCGCACGCTAAAACAGAGATGAGCCCTGAACTCATAGAAATGATGAGTGACTTGTTTACAAAATTAAGTAAGATAGCTCCTACAATCCTAATTGCCGGAAACCATGATTGTAATCTAAATAATAAAAATAGATTAGATGCTTTATCAGCAATAGTTGATTCTCTAGACTTAGATAACTTTTATTATTTGCGTGATAACGGGTTATATGAAATAGGAGATTGTGTATTTAATGTAATGTCAGTATTCAATGACCCTGAAGATTATATTTTATCTAAAGATATAAAAACAGATAAAACTAAATTAGCTCTATACCATGGTTCAGTAGAAAATGCAACAACTGATGTTGGATTTAGATTGCCAGGAGAAGTCACTA